TAGCAAATCCCGCCGTTACATTATTCAACGCAGAAATTAAAGTAGGAATTGCAGTAGCTATACCCGCTGCTGTTACCTGCATTCTCGCAGAAGTCCCGCTTAACAACTTAATTTGAGCGTCTAAACTTTTCAGGCTCAATGTGTTAGATTTAATAGCCTGAGTATTAGCACTAATATTTGCCTGTCTCTGTTTCTTGTCAGCTGAGTCTCCTAGTGCTGCCCCTGGCTTTCCACCCCCGCCACCTCTACCTCCACCACTAATAAATCCACCAAGTGCATCTCCAGAACCACCAGGACCACCCTTCTTAAGACCTCCCACAAATCCCCGCGTAAAATCAAATAATGCGGAAGAGATCTTAAGAGTAGCTATAGTAGTAAGAAGAGGTAAAGCTGGACGTAGAGCGTCTGCTAAGCTTACGAAAGCGTTTGCGGCTTCTAGGGCGAAATTAGCCAGAGATTGAAATGTCGCCGATTTCGTAATATCACGAATCAACTTATTAAAACGTTCACCCAATTTTTCAATACGGACCTGTAATGTCTGTGTGGCAATCCCAACATCCTTAGTAATACTATTAGTCCCAGCCATAGCAACCTTGCGGGCCTCTTCTGCCTTTGTGAATTGAACAATGGCGGGAATCAATTTACCAACCTGACGGATACCACCCAATTCCTCAACAACCCTACCAAAGGTAATTACATCGCCTTTTCTTTGAAGATCCCCTAGCTTACTAGACAATTCTTTAAATGCATTAAAGAAACCAACAAACTTACCTTGAGCGTCTGTTACTTCCACACCAAACTGCTTTAAGAACTCGATGGTTTGGGGTCGTTGGATACGTGTAAAGATAGTACGTAAACCGACAGCAATGGTATCAGCCGACTCACGAGTTGTGGATCTAACCGCAGTAAAAATAGAAATTAGATCATTCAGAGCATCTTCTGGTTTTCCTAGATTTGAGGACGCAGCCGCAAATACACCACCGGCACGACGGATGACAGAAATCAGGTCAGCAGATTCCACCGCAAACCTTTTAGATACAGCATTAAGAGAGCCTAGAACTGCTTCGGTCTTATTTGCCTTAATATTAAACTGGGCAAGTGCGGCGATCACACCTTCTGTAGTTGATTCAATAGTACCAAAGGTCGGAGCTAATGAAGCTCGGGCAACAGCTTTCAATGAAGCTTCTACTTGATTTAATGATTGTCCCGTCTGAGCAAAAGTTCGGGCCACCTCTACTAATTTATTAGCACTGATACCTAAACCAACCGCTAACTGATCAATAGTCTTCTGTAATCCTTGTAAGCCGGACTTAGATTGCCCAGTAACTTGAACGATACGAATTAATTCCCGCTCAAATTTTATTGCCTCTGAAATACCCATCTGAACAGAACGTACAAAGCCAAAGATAGCTCCGGTAGCAATAGTAAAAGCAGAAAAACGACGTATAGCTAGAGCGGAATCCCTACCGAATGCCTCGATTTCATTACGTGCATCCTTAACATTTTTAGCTACTTTATTTAAGTTCTTCGCAGAATTATTTGTGGTTTTAGAAAACTGCTGATTAGCACTAGTTGCGGCGTTAGTAGCAGCTGTGGATTTATTAATAGCATTAGTAGCCGCTATTGCAGCAGCCTGCGTTGTCTTTAGTTTTGCCGTTATATTTCCCAGAGTCTTACTTAAATTTTGGAGTTGCTTGACCGCCCCCCCTTTAAACTTAACATCAACCTTTACTTTAATACCAGAAAGCTTCTTACTAATTTCCCCACGAACCTTTTTCAGGTTTTTGGGACCACTTAGGACTACAGCTGCATTAATATTAAATGCCATTGGATACCTCTAAACAAAAAGCGACCTACCTTGAGATTACAAGTTTCAAAATAGATCGCTTATCCGGTTTTATTTAACAGAGACAGATTCTTCTGCCTTAGTTACACTTTTCTTGCTTGTCCGTCTTTTTTTGACCTCGGGCTCTTTTTCTTCTTCTTCTGAAACCTCAAATAACGAATCGTCTATAGGCTTACCGTCATCATCTAAAAAGGGATCAGCTTCACAATGAAAATTGCCTTCTTTGTCTATCTCTCGTCCCTCGATATCAACATAAACAAATTCAGTATCAGATTTCCAGGTGATAAAATTACCGGCTTCATCAATATGATGCCCGTCGTCATCTACCAAATGTCCGTCCTTATCTATCAATTGATATGAGTCATTAACAAAGCGATATTTTCGGAGGAACTTATTCTCTGCTAGTTTAGAGTCTACTTCGTCTGTCTCAGACATAAGATAGAAAAATTCTGTAGCCCCTAGTAGAGCTACTGTATGTTCCTGATTCAACAAATAATCATCTAAACCACCAACAAAATAAGCTTCTCCTGTCTCATCATACACCAAACAGTGGGCAAATAAATAATTAAAACGCACAGCATCTGCACGACCCTCACAGGAATTCGAGTCTAACTCAGTTCTAGCCGATAAGAGTTGGACCATTTCTGACCGCTTATCTCTCATTTCTAGTGCCATACTCTTGGCATCATTCAATTTGATACCACCACGAGCCAATTTAAATTCTAAATCCACGATTTCTGTACGTAGAGTTTGATACTCTTGTTCAAGTTCATCACTCCATAATTTACGTTTACGAAGTTCAGAATTAATTTGATCTCTCAATAAGGAACCGTCCTCCTGGAGGGCTTCATTAAATGTTTTTCGTTGCAGCTTATTAGCGGCTACCAGTTCTTGCATAGTAGGACGCCGTACTGCATACGTGATATTATCGTGTGTAAAAGTTCTCTTTTCCGGCTTTTCTTCTATTTTAGCCATTTTTTTAACTCCCTATTCCTAGTTATAATTTCTATCTCTATAAGGCCCATCATGATCTTCAGATGTATTACCTAACCTCATAACATAACGATTCCAAGATAAAGTATATTGGGAAATTTCACTCTGGGCCGCCCTTAAATTACTGTTTCCCGCATCTAAAATCTTAGTTCTAACCTCCTGCCACATGTCTCTGAAATCTCTTTCAGTTTCCGTAAGGGTATCATCTACTTCTCCATGAGCCCATAAATACCCAAATTCTTCTTCAAATATTGCTAACGATCCTATAATAGTCGTATCAAATTTCTTCTTAATATTCGTTAATAACCTCTTCTTTGATGCATCACTATAATTAGTATTAGACATCTAATATCCTCCTTATCTCGCAGCCATTTGTTTCATGGCTTGATTTCTTAAGTCCAATTTTACATCCGGTAAATTTTGTTCATCTAATTTCCCTTTTTCCTTTACTGCCGTATCTCGTTGACTCATTTTCACACGAGCATTAATATCATTTAATCCCTTTATTTTATCGGCCTCTTCTGGAGAGCCTGCTACTACAAAAACATTGTCAGCATTAGAATTAGAAGCCCCCCGCTTAGAGCCTAGTAGTTTATCAACCTCTTGTTTGGATCGTTCCTTCTCTGCTTCTTTCCTAGAATGGGCCATCCATCCATCAAACATGTAATCATCATCAATAACTTCTTCAGATGGTCTCTCAGGATTTTCATAAGCCGAATCATACATCCTAGAGTAGAGAACTAAATTCTTCTGACTATCAGATAGATCACAAACGGGTATTCCGAACACTTTCTCTTTACCTAATACCCAGCTGGAACGAAATGGTTCAGAACGAGCTAGCTCCCTATATTCTTTTTGGCTAATACTATTGTTATCTAAAAAATTAAGAAACCTTCTAAGTATAGTGGCATCAGAACCCCAAAAATTATCATATGTATAAACAGGGGTTCCATCTATCGTCTGGATGCAGAGAGCGGTTAAAAATTCTCGTCGTAGGCTTTCTGCATGATATTCCCAAGTCATCGATTCTAAAGAATATTTCTTATTCCAGGCCCTTTCCACAGATTTCTCATAACTTTTTAATTTCCTTAATAAAGCTTTCTGTTGCTTTGTATCATAGAGAGATTTATACATTTGTACTTTTAAATTCTCTATAGCTTCCTGATAATCTTCCAGTTGTTTCTGTTGTTGTATCCCCCAGGTCCCAGTTTTTTCTAGCATAAACTTCGCCTGATCTCTACTAATTAAATCAGAATATTTTACATCCCCAATAATTTCATTGTAAAATAGTTCAGCTAATGCTCTATGATCCTTCGTAGGAGCAAGTAAACGATATAGAGAACCATCAATCCTTAGATATGTAATATTAGATATCAGCCGATCCACTATACGTTCTTTTAAACCTGCATCCATATTCTTCCTGTCCTATGAAAGAAAAAAGGGGGAGAGGAGTATCCCCCACCCCCTTAAATTTTAATCATTATTATACAGCCTGAGTTGCCGCATTCATGTAGCCAGAACGGATACTCCACCACTGTTGTCCACTAGCATTAAATGTATCGCCTGAGTGTAAAACAGTAAAGTCATTAAAGGTAGTGTAGGAATAAGTCATTGATACATTACCTCCACCGGCATCTCCTCCTCCATAACTAACAGAAGCTAACTTGTTCTTGGTTCCCAGATTCAATCTTAGACCTTCACAAGTTGTAATTCTGATTGGCCGGTCGGTGAGATTAGTAGCATTTACACATGATGCTGCTGCCGCACAATCATCGATTGCTGTAACACGATCACCACTCACTGATGTAACTTCAAAGTCAGAAGTAACTTCAACAGGGAACGTCACAGTTTTTGCATATGGGCTTCTAGCACCTAACTCAAAGAGATCTTCACGAGCAAAGTCAGTAGATACCGTAATGGAAGCTACACGACACTGACCCGATTTAACACCACTAGCTGTTACGCCAAAAATATCACCGGGAAGTCTAGTATAATCTGCATCATTAGCTTGAGCTAAGGTAGTAGCGAAATTCATATTTTCCCGCCTGTTTACTCCACCAGAACCAGCAGGCCCGTCATCATTAGATGCGAAGGTCGGAGAACCTGTGACTTCTGCCAGGGTCCAAGGTGCCGCACATGTTCCACCATAGCTTGACCACACTTTATTGTTTCCAGCAATGGTCATATCTTCAGAAAAATTATCTTCTAGAGGGAAATTGAAGGCTACAGACGACACTGTAAGACCAGACATTTCCACATAAACATCAGGGCTCGCACTAACATTATTATTAGTCTCGGGCCATATACCTAATTGCATAATTGTTTCAGCAACAGCACGTTCAGCCAGAGTAGGTCCATCTAATACTGTTCCATCTGCTTTAGATGCCGCAGCTAGAGTGAATAGGGACTGGTAACCATCTAAAACTTTACTTAAAGAGACCTCGACATCGGGAATCCCCTCAATATTTTCATAGATAGCTAGTTGACCTAGCTCAAAAGCTTGTTCCAAGTTAAATGTAGTCGTGATAGCAACGGATTGAACACCATGAGCTTCACGAAAAACAGTTGTTCCTGGCTTACGGAACGCTACTTGCTGAATCGGATAGTAGATTCTATTATTAGCCATTTATTTCTTCTCCTAATTGAAAAAGTGTAACCTCGTTGTTAAATACACCATTTTTCAGATTTTAGGTGACAACGATCTCAAAAGTGACCCTCACAGTACCTTCGTATAAACGGCTACTTCTAGTTGCCATCTCACTTACTACTGTATTAAAATATCGGATCTTTTTATAAGGGTGAATTGTAAGTAAATCGGGATACATTGTAGGACTAGCCACTCTCATACCACGAAAATCTAATGGATAAGCTCCAGTAGCAGTATTAACATCATACATCCATAATGTTCTATCAGGTTGTAAAGATAAAGTATCAACAAGATTATTACGCCACCAGCGACTCTCCGCTAAAATATGGAATAAAACATCTTGATATACATACTGACCAACATTACCCATCTCATACGGTTTAAAGGTTCTCCTAGGGACTGCTTCAACCACAACAGCTGGCATTTGCACACGATGATTGCCAAGTATCTGCCAATTTCCCGAACCCGCATTCAGCAGTGTTGAATCATCGACGCGGAAAGAATCATACTGTAGTTCATCCCACCAAGGAGCCTGATCGGCAATATATACTTGAACATTTCGATAACTATGCTCCAATTGTACAGTAGAGGTAGTAGCTATAGCAGAATCAAAAATCACTCTACCTAGGGGATAATTATAATGATGACCATATGTAGCATCTCCTGTACCATATAAAGTACCACCAATATAAACTCCCGATATATCTGTGGGTTGTGAAGTGTATTCAACTCCAGTTTCCCAAACCCAGTCTTTTCTAGGTCCTTCCCATACTTGACCATTAGTATAGTTAAAATCTTGTACCGGCCTTAGTCTATCAAATGTACCGCCATATGCCCCGGAGGATGGTGTCTCAGCATTAGTGAAACCACCCACCGCAAGGAAAGCCCAATCTAAATAAGTTTTTAGATTACTCTCCAATTGGGACATTAACAATGATTGCCCGATCTGGGTTACATTATTAAATTTAGTATAATCACTTGAGGCCGCCATTATAATCCCTTATCTATTTCTTCTTGTACTACTCTATCTATGTCTTTATCAATAGCTAGTAGAGCCCTAAGGACAAAATTATCAGAGGCTGTTCCAGCAAATTCCGGCGGCACTCGCCAGCTTCCACCTTCTCGTGAAACCATTACACCTAGACCAGTACGACTACCACGAGTTTCATTACCTGTGAATCCATAAGATCTAACGATTACGTTGCTTCCCTCTAGCAATAACCAGCGGAGCCAGTCAATCACTCCGCTGGTATTACCAGAAGTATAAAAAAAAGATGCTTCCGGTAAAGATAAAACATCTGTATAGTCGTCTTGGATAAGACCTATATTCAAGGAACCAAAAGCTCTACCGCTTGAATTATATTTTACTGAAAAATTCGAGGCCCAAGTATTTATAATATTCTCAATAACATCCGGGTTAGGAATACCTAATTCGGCCTGGAGTTGACCACCGAATAAGGACTGATATTCTAAGGTGTTTTGAATTCTAACTCTTATTATAGTACCTATCCGGCTATGAATTCTGTGTGTTATACCTGTTATGTTTTGGGCAATTATTTTCCGTATCTCGTTCTTTATATTCTTATTAAATTCTGCATCGAATCGTGGTAGTCGTAGAGAAGCTTTAAGCATTAACCAATTCTCTTCCATAAAACAGAAATAAATTTATCACCCTCTAAACCACATGGCTCCGGCTCCGATATACGTTGAAATCTATGTCGAACGTAATCACCGATATTTGTGGCCGCTAATAGTTCGTCGGCCCTCTTTAATTTCGGGGTATTTGCAATAAACGTGATCGTCTGAATCATTCCCTCGGGGTTATTAACAGTACCCACACCGATAAATTCTTTATAGTCCCAAATTATCATTAAATTTAGATTCTCAGATGATTCTGAAGATCTCTTCCCCGTCCCATTACACATAGGACAGATGCCACCAAAAGAAAATGGAATAGGTCCTCCCGGACGGAACTTGTTGGCGGATTTTTGGCCTATATTGTCGTAGATGCAATTTTCACAGACCTCAAACTTAGTTGCACTATACTTAATCGTACAAGGAACAGTAATACTGTCATCATATAGTAGAGCAGAAAAAACATTAGTATATAATGTCTTCATACTCTGATTAATAATACCGGAAAAAATATTATGGGACATTCTATTCCTTCAATAAACCTAATAGCCGTGTACGTCTTCGTACCAAACGCCCCTCTCTTCGTTCTAGTCGGGACATTCTCCATCTCAATAGAAATATGCGGAAATTAATAAACTTAACACGTAATCTTCTAAAGGATTTAATCATAAAATTAGCTCGATGTATCACCTTGATAGTAGCGAGGATCATCAAATCGACCGCTATAGGAAGCATTGATTGTACCTGTAGCTACTCCCGGTACAGATAGAGGAACACCTGTTAATGTATAGTTAGCAGAGCCCCAGTGAGTCCCAGAACCTTTAGGAGCTTGAACCACAATAGAACCTTCTTTGTGAGCTGTCCCAGCACCTTTGGGTTGAAAAATAATAATAGTCATTTATATCTCCAATTAATAATATCCACCACGATGCGGATTACTGTTATCTAAAAAGCCATTACTACCGGTTTAGGCCAGGATCAAAATCATTTGATGCAAACGGTGACATCACCGCCCGAATTATTTTAGTCCCGTCATAACTAAAGTTATAGGCTTGCTGTAAGTCTTCATATGCCTTGCACGGCCCCTCTGTCAGTAGTTCTTTTAAAAACTCGCCATACTTATTAGTTTCTAGTACAGCAGGACCGCACCGAGCTTTAACACCTTGCAATAAAGCACTAGTGCGAAAATTAGACTCATCTACTAAACACGCCGCCTTAAGCACCATAAAGTTAATAAATTCCGGCCCATCTGTTTGACCAATAGGACTCGGAGTTATTGTTAAGGCTTCCACATCAACGACATATGTATTTTTAAAATTAATATCTACAGGAATAAAGTAGGCCGCAGTTATCAGCAAGTCCTCCAAACGACTAGTCGTATATGTGCTTTCCCCGCAGCCCGCATCATTCAGCATTGTACGTAGCATCTTAGTACTTGTTCGTTGCCAGCTCGCCATAATTTTACCTATCTGTTACCAACAAAATACCATCCCCTTCTAAAATCTGGGAGGTAGTTGTTGTTACTAATATTTCTATACGATATTCTCTTCCCGTAGTACCTGAGGCAATACTCATTTGAATACTACTTCCCGAAGCTAAGCCACTAACAATCCCAGATGATGAAATAGCTAGGTCCGTAGCAGTCCCATCTCTTTGGGCAGATGTAATACTAGTTATAGTAGAAATGGCTTCACTATTAACCAGATCAAGAACCTTCCCAAACTCCATCTTGTAGAGGCGAGATTCACTCGGCTGTTTGCATAATCGTTCTGTAGCAGTAACACTCATAATAACCCCGTATTACGTGGTTGATCCATTTACTTGCAACTGATAGAAGCTATTTTGAGCGGCATCTCCAGCATTCAAATCTAGCTGTAACCAAATTCCTAGATAGTTAAGTGCTGTAATATCACTACTAGGAACGCCACTGGCACCACTAGAATAAGGGCCTGTGCCCGTAGGAACAGTTACTCGTGTTGCAACAGATTGGGTTGAGGCATAAGTGTTCTCTAGAGCAAAGGCTGTCTTAGCATAAATGCCAGAAGCTATCTCTGTAACAGTAGCACTTAATAGTGCTAAAGTAGAATTTGTATTCATAACAAAGATTTTTTCATACAATTCTTTATCACTACCACCAGCGGCTGCCGCCGTTGCATCATAAAATGGTCTGCGGAATCCAGACTCAGTTACCGGGATAGTACCAATGGTTGTATTCGTTCCGGCGTCTCTCAAAACAATATTTCCAGAAGCAATAGCATCTACGGCCACTATTAAAATTCTTTCAAATTGTTGAGATCCCGAAACAATGGTAGTGCCACTAAGAGCAAAACTATCTGTCGCAATTACACCATCTGATTTACGCCCAGTAATAGTTATAGTACCAGAATCAGCGGCTGCCCCAGAAGCTTCAACAACATCAGTAGCAGCTATATCATCAAAAACAACTCGAATGCCACTATTGATAGCTCCACCACTTGTAGTGGCATCATCAACGGGCATATTTTGGCTAGTATACATTACAATCTGACTAGCTGTAATACTCATATTTAACTCCTAATATTTTTATTATTTACTTCTTTACATTCCACTTGTTACCACGCTCTGATAAACTCCAGTCAGTAGGACTAGTTGGAATGGTCCAATCTGTTCCACGAGACTCGACTGTCCAGGTTAACAGGTCTCCCAAGAAAGCCGTAAACAATAGTCGGGTCTCTATGGGGATAGTATCATCTACTAATAGATACACTAAAGTCTCTGTTAAAATCAAATCATTACCGGTTAGACCTGATAAATAATCAACAGAGAGAGATAAAGTAGAAAGAAAACTATTAATAGTCTCAATATTTATCTTATCTTCCGAAGAAATGACCCCTAGGACCTCTAGAGGAATATTCCTTAAGGCTTCTACAAGGAGAGCCCCTCTTATTTCAGTCGGGGTTGAACTGTCAAGCAAAATACTTGCCAAATTGTCTATAGATATATTATTATCTCTAACAAGTGCCGCTAAATTATCTACGGGACTACTATTGTTACTAAGAAGTCCTGCCAGGATTTCTATTAAACCCTTATTATTATCTAAAAGAGATCCTAAATTCTCTACCGGAGAGATATTATTTGAGAGGAGTGATCCAATGATCTCTATTGGAATATTTCCTAGGGCTGTTAATAGAGCCGTTCCTCTTACCTCTACAGGAATTGATCCGTTAACTAAAATCGCCGCTAAATATTCAATATCAATATTAGAGTCAGTCTTTATAGACCCTATTATCTCTATCGGAATATTTCCTAGGGCTGTTAATAGAGCCGTTCCTCTTACCTCTACAGGAATTGATCCGTTAACTAAAATCGCCGCTAAATTATCTACGGGACTACTATTGTTACTAAGAAGTCCTGCCAGAATTTCTATTAAACTCTTATTATTATCTAAAAGAGATCCTAAATTTTCTACCGGAGAGGTATCATTTGAGATAAGGGAACCAATTATATCAATAGGTATGTTGCTAAGGGTAGTAATTATAGCACTACCTCTAACTTCAATTAAAATATCACCCGAAGTAAGGATAGATCCTAGCAGTTCCACAGGAACTGAATCAGTACCACTAATCCCGCCTAAATGCTCAATAACCATCTTTCGGATATTAGAAAGAGATAATATAGAGTCTATAGGTATATTTGAATTAATCGCTATGGAGCCAAGAATCTCTTCCTGAACCTTATTATTCAATAAAAGTCCCCGCAAGTTTTCAGTAGGAAGATTAAAGTTAAGGGCAGCAAGAGAGGCCAACACCTCAACTAAGATTTTATCTATCCTGGATAAGGAGCCGATATTCTCTACAGGAGAGGTTGTACTAGTTAGTAAAGATCCAACTATTTCTTCGGAAATTTTATCACTTAGTATTAACCCGGAGATATAATCAACTGGCAAGTTTCCATTGATACTAGACAATTGTGATATTAAATCAATTAAAACTTTATCTATACTTGATAAAGAACCGATATTCTCTACAGGTGATGAAGTGTTAGATAACAATGAGCCAATCACTTCCTCAGGTATTTTACTATTCAATATTAGTCCGGAGATATAGTCAATAGGAATATTACCATTAACTGAAGATAACTGGGATATTACCTCTATTAATATCTTCTCTGTATTAGATAATGAACCTAATACTTCTGAAGGGATACTAATCGCAGGGGAGAGAGATCCTATAACCTCGGTTCTCATACTATCATTAATTATTAATCCAAGTAACTCCTCTATTGTCATGGATGGGTTGAGAATAATACTCCCCAAATCTTCAAGAGGGATATTACTATTAAGGGCTATAGAGGATAAAACTTCTACAGGTAAATTAAAATTAGATACAATAGGGATACTGGCTGCTGTCGCCGAGACAATTCTATTATATCTTAAACGCCTAGGCCTATTCTTACGATAGAATAGAGAATTTCGGGTTGTAACCATTGTTACACCGCCATTTATTTAAGAAGACAGGAGAAACAACCACAAACCACCTTTTTTGTTTTAGTATCAACTACTAAAAATCGGCGTCCATTATAATTACCCTGTTCATCTCTATCTAGACAATAAAGGCCAAAAGCTTCAGCATTAATTTTATCGGCGTTAGGACAGACCGCCTCACGCCGTACCTGATCTAAAATAAGAGACAACTCTACTAGTTCACTGTGAGAAAGTTTCATTAGCCACCAAGCTCCTCATGCATAAGTTGACAATTAAAAGAAGTGGAAGCCGCAGGAGTTCCAGAGAGACCAACAACAAATCGAGTAGACGGAGAAATTTCTACCGGAGGATCAAAAACAACAGGAAGCCCGTTTAATATATTAAAACCTCGACTCGCCACAACTTCCTGAGTGCCCCCTGATAGAATAGTTGAATTATTTCTCTCCACTGTAGCCCCCGCCGCTGCCGATGTAGGACTCCGTTTAGAAGGAGTTATTGTGCCCCCGCCGCTACCCGATGTCGGTGCTCCTGTCACCCTTTTACAGATGACACGCAGTTGTTCACCAGTATCCACATCACCCTGTTCTATATTTACTTCGTGGATTAAAACAACAGCATCAGAAGGTGCTAAAACTTCATATAAGTCTTGAACCCCACTAATTGCTATATTTTCTATATTTGAATCATAAATTGCCATTTAAAATCTCCTAATACCTTTTTTGTTAGATGTACCCCTAACTTTAGTTCCTAATCTATGCAATGAGGATCTCTTGCCTGAGGTGGTTTTTCTGCGATTATGTTTTCTTCTTGTTAATGGAGTAAATCCTCCACCCCCCACAGATAGTAGTTGATCTCCCCCTATGTCCCACACCTCACCAGTTCTATCTTCATTGTCAATATCAAACTCAATATTAGTAGGTGTAGTTCCTAGATCCACGCCAGCTCCGATGGCGTCAGAACCAGCTATTAGATGTAAGTCTTCTGAAGCTGCCACTGTAGAAACAAACTGAGTAGTGTTGTCCTTGTTAATTAGAGAATTGCCTCCTGGTGCGTAGCCGTCATCTGACAAGTTGTAGTCAGTACCAGTCCCCCATACACCAAATGCACTCCCGAATTCATGAAAAGTCAACGATGTAGCGTTCATTGCAATACAGTTTTTAATAACCATACGTGAACCTGAATCATTACCATCTTGTCGAAAACCGTTGAAACCTCCCCACGCAGTACAATTAAGGAATTCCCCGTCCTCATTGCCCATAAAGCATCTTGATGGATCGGTAGTATTCCCCGAAACGGCCATGCAATTTATGATAGCCGATCCTGTAGTAGAATTTCCAATTCTGTAGCCATAATCACAATCTGTACTTGTGTCCTGTAAGCTATAGCAATTACGAATGACACTATCGTCTGCAGTTGAGAGCAGGCGAAAGGCATGATCGCCACCGTTACCAACGTATACACTCTTTAACCATTCAACAGTCGTGTTGACTCTACCGATGTAAAAAGTGCTATGAGAAGGATTAGTAATGTTCGCACCTGAACCAGCAGAAGTCCCGTCGTGACGTTCCCCTACCGCTACAGTCAAGAGAACGGTAGATAAACCTACTGTCCTACCACCATTAATATAACACAATTCTGAAAACTGTGAATCATCATAACATTCACCGACAGCGTCATCTCCGGCAGAATAGATGCCTGCGTCATCGAGATCGGCTTCCCACAAACCCATCGTAGAATAATCTCGTGTTGCTGTACCAATTGTTTTAGTTACTACAGCCACTATACTACCCCGATATCAATGTCCAACACTTTGTCTCGCAAGGGCGAACCAACACAGCGACAGTGTGAGCGTTTATCTATCTTCTTAGTTTTGTCAAGTATATTTGCTTCCGTCTCAGCAATCTGATCTAATATTTTCAATCTCCAATCAGATTTAATACGTCTCATTTTCAACAATATTTCTTCTTTCTCATTAAGTACTGACGAAACCAAAACTCCCTCCCTTGAGAAAGTAAAATCATCGACACTTACGAATAAATATGCAGCAAGCTCACGGTTACTTGCAGGAAACACCTTGTATTTAGGGTCTCTTCTCCTTTCGGGAGTCTGTAATTCTATCTCATCCCACATAATATTTAATCGAGGAGTTACAGTCCCTGCATACCAGTACTCTTTCCCTGCTCTGTTGCTAAAAATGACATGGTTAGGATTTCTCTTTTGTCTTCGTAGATACTCAGCCACATGTATATGCTGAAGCTGACCATCAATAAGTTTACTTACATGATCAATCACCACCTGATTACCTGTAACTATCTCTGTTCTCCTTACTTCTGTTCTACTTATCCTCTGAAACAAATACTTGCAAGTGTTCTCTAGATATGTCTTAGCTAGACTGATGGGACGGTCACCATTTGAATTGAATCCAAACTTGCGAACATTACAAATATGTCGTAAATGAACAGTCTGAATTCTCTCATCATTAAAGGCACAAATACAATCTCCATCCTGATACGCAGGGTCTGGCCCCACAGTGTCGATCTTAAAAACTAGTTCAGCCACTTTACTTATCCTTATTATTCAACATAGCTTCTAAGCTTGTTAGTCATACCTTGATTGAGTAGGGTCCTCTTTAAGGATTTCTCTACCACTATGACTATCGCTATTTATTTACCTTTACATAATAAAAAGCCAGCAGCAGCTAAGTGCCACTACTGACTTATAAATAGTATATAAAAAACTAAGCTTAGAAGGAGCCAAGCAAAATTCTTCGGTTATCTAGAGCACCAAAACCATGCTCTGCCCATCCGTAAACTCCAGCACGTCTTTGACGATGTAATGTGTCATCATCAAAAATCTGAAGTCCAGCACGAATTGGCATAACAAAACTGTCATTGTTGCTTAGGTCAAGACCGACAACAATTTCTTGATCTCCAGTTGGAAGCGTACCTGATAGGTCACTCTCGTAGAATACTTGGTATTCTTGTTCTTCACCAAGCTCATCCAAGTCATGCAAATTAACCTGGAAAATACGGACCATTAATCCGCCATCGTTAGTGATAAGTTCACGACGAGTAACTTCATCAACTTCATCCACACCCCAGTTCCTAATATCTTCAGTCGCTTCAGGACTAACATACATATCGGTCAAGTGTCCACGATTGATAGAACTAGAATTACCACCACCATTACGTCTCATGGTAACCTTCATAAGAGAAACTAGTCTCTTAGAAAATAGACCATTAGATGCGTCAGGATCATAAACCAAAATGTTACGATCAACACCGGCAGAAACGAGTGTGTGCCATCCGTCGTCATTCATTTTCTTGGTGAACTGACTACGCATAACGTCCATCGCACGACCCACAACATCCCAACGGGCATCGCGAGCATACTTTAGCAACCAGTCAATTGATGCACCTACATCGTAGGTGGGAATCATAACATAGTCACCTTCAACGTGACGCTCTGGAATACGACCATGATTAGGAATCGTATACGCCACAAAATCTTTCTCCGTGCCCGGAGACAAGAAGTCAAGAGGGAATTCGCTAGTTGCACCTGGATCTAGGTTGATAACTTCAAAAATCCCATCAAGGATATCGCCACTCATGACGCCCTTACGCAGGGGAGTTTCCAAAGCTTTCGCTAGTTCCGCAACACCAGCCAAAGACTCTTCCTTCTTTTGGCTACCAGATTGACGCAAAATCGCATCCATTTCTGGGGTATGTTCAAAAAGTTTCATTTTAAAAATCTCCTAGTTTCTCTATTCGAGATTAAACAATATTAATTTCGACCTTGGCATAACCATCGGCGTCCTTAACAGACAACCAACGACCGACTTGATCAACACTCACAGTTCTATGGCCCGCAAGAAGGATACCAGTAGCACCGGCTGGAGCTTCACCATGAGTAAACAACTTACCATCAAGACCAAAGTAGGCGTGTTCACCAATAACGGGAGTTCCCGAAATTTGATCTGTCACAACAGTACCACGTCTCAATAGTGTTACCTTACCACCAAGATTCATTTCATCTTTGTGCTGATTGTAATGTTGACGGGTTAGGTCAATATTAACAACTTCGCTTAACAAGAGACCAGCGGGTTGATCCGTATATGCAGCGGCGTCGGCCACAAGAGCAGCACTATCATCCATAGCGGAACCGGAACCCCCGGTATTATGGACAAGGATAATTCCTCTTTCTGCAACAGCATCACTTTTGAAATAGCTGATATCTGTCAAGTGTTCTACACGATCACCTTTTAGAGCCATTTTATATTCTCCTAAACTTTAAAATTATTTATTCATAACTGTTGCTTCAATCCAACTTTGAAGACCAGCACGAGCTTTAGACAGCTCATCCTCACCATCAGTATCTTCACTTGCGATAGATACATCAGCGGTGTCTTCAATCTCTTCTACCACATCAGCAGCGTCGGCGTCATCAGCAGAATCATCATCTACCTCTTCCTCGTCATCAGCAGCTTCACTGGTTTCAGGGATCTTGGATTCAGAGACAGTTTTAACAACAGCGTCAAACTGTTCATCAGAGAGAGAAGCAAAAACTTCAATTTTCACTTCGGCATCTTCGACAGATAGTCCGGCCTCAACAAGAGACGCACTTCTCTTCTTTTTCTTTTCGTCTTCTTTGATCTTATCGAAGTTAGATTTAACCTCTTTAAGTTCTTCAGACTTGCTAGTTACATCAGCTTCAAGAGTTTCAACCTTGTGGTTGGCTTCATTTAAGTTAGATTCAAGACCAGATACAGTCTCTTCCAACTCATGAACACTGGCTTCTAGCTTTACAATTTTGTCTTCATATTTGGAAACGCTCGCGGTGGATAGCTTATCGGTTAACTCTTTATTTTCTGCTTTGATAGCAGCCAGAGATTCCTTTAGCTCTTTCACCTGATCGTTTAGCAAATCAGTAGTCATAATAATATTCTCCTGCGATTGATTACTTTCCAAAGAATTATCTTCTTCTGTATTGTTATTTACACCATTTTCATTTAAAAATAAATTTTCATCACTTGAGGCGTTTGCAAATGAGAAAATATGGCTCTCATCAAAGATAATACTTCCTGGATTAGCGGGTCTTTCAACGTAACCCTTTCCAGAAAAGGTGATATCTCGTAGAATCCGCCCCACCTTATGCTCTTGATAGAGCCCTTTTCCACCATATGCTCGTAAATGCTGGGTTAAAAAGGATGTATCTTTAGTTCTAGCTACTATATGATTATTGCCGTCAGTATCTACTACGCCATAATCAAAATTATTAAATAAACATTCCATCGAGACAAACATCTCCCCCGCAGCTATACTAGCGATTAGATTCTCTACACGGGTAGATAATTCAGGGTCGCTCCATCTCTTATATATAACAGAAGCCACTAAAAGATGAAATAACTCTGGTAACTTAAAGTCTTCATCGGCCTTAGCTACTTCTTCAATAAGGTTTAAATCCTCATCTACAGCCCAACTATTAATTATCCCTCCTACTATCTTTTTTTCGTCATGGTCTAAATTCGATGGTTTATGAATAGGAGTATTCCTTGCGGCCCATACAGGCTGCGGCAAGAAAATATCGTCATTCTTATTCCATACAGTAGAAACCAATATAGAGTAGGTAGGATGTACATCTGGGTCTTTTTCGGATGCTTCGGCTATTGCCGCAATTGTTTTAGGTAGTCCATGTCGGATACTATTAAGAGCCCGATCTACCGTATCTGCCGCCTCCATCACAAAAGCCACGGATGCCTCTGTTTCTATTTGAGTCTTAAGCCCCGCCTTAATTTCTGCCTCGTATACTTTAATAGGTGACATTATTACTCTCCCGCTTTATTTACATAAAAAGAAACCCGTAGATCTCTCAGTTCATCAATTGTAAAGGATTTCTGTCCCAGACACTCTAAGGCATCATCAACCCAAGCATTAAATTCGGCGTGAATTTGATTGTTTGGTTTTTGACATGCCCGAGCTATTACAGCCTCGGATAAATCACTATCCATATCTAAATTACACAATATTTCAAATTTAAGCATTTCTAGCTCCGAAAATTGAGCAGAAGTTAGGCTACGTAATTGTTTTTTATTTAAAGAATTAAGTATCTGTGGATTAATAATCGCTGAAATAGACTCTTGTGCCTGCTTCGCCCACATTTCCACCGCCGCCTTATTCTGTGGCTTAAATGTTCTCTTCTGTCTAGGGGTAGAGTCTTTAGTATTCTTAGGTCTACCAGGAGTCCCCGAGTTCCCCGGCCCTGAAGGACGACCCATTTTCATTTGGCTCTCCTTCATCTTAAGGGCAGATTCCTCTCCACTCTTTTTAGCTTCTAACTCTAATCCAACTTCTGACGGAGCTGAGACACCCGATTGTAGGGCAATCTTCTTAAGACCATGTTGTTTATCTACTTCATGATACGGACTGATCTTCTCTACGCCAGCCTGTTCTCTCTTCTTATTTTCCGCCAATACTCTTCTAGACTCAATGGTTGGATTCGCCTTTATATGTCGTTGAACAAACTCATCGCTAATAATATTCCTATCTGCCATATTCATTAATAAAGTAGCTACAGCAGAAGGATCATCCAAATACATGAAATCAAACTCAATGTGGGCTGGTAGCCTAAATCCCATAGCTTTTTGGACTAGCTCTAGTTGTTCAGTCCAGAACTCTATAATAATCGAACGAACATAATTTAGACGTTCTGTTAGAGTTTTTAAAGAAATAAAGTTATTAGTCGTACCTGCCGCCCCAAATGTTCCAGTCAAAGTTGGAGGAATACCGAGAGTAGCATAGATAGCCATAAGGGTCGGGATATATTTCTCTTCCCCTAAGAAATTACCAACATCACTGCTGGTTTCAATAAGTTCAATGTCCGGTCCCCACACAATATCTATTGTCCCACCACCGACATTGGCACCGAGCATATTACCTAAGGTAGTAGATGCAGTCGGCGACGGCATCATCTTATATTCAAAGTTACCAATCTTCCAAACTCTAATTTTGGAGATTGCCCCATCTAACGCGGCCTTATCCGCCAATTGTAGTCTTTGATATAGATTCAATGGCTCGAAGGCTGAATAGGTCATTGGGTCGGCCCAAGTTTGCCAATCATCTTTTTTATAATGATAGATATAAGTCTTATCTTGAGGTAATAGAATATTCTTATTGTCCTGGACCGCCTGAATGATATCTGGTGAGATATCCTCTAATACACTTTTAATTTTAGGATCACGGCTATCGATCAATCTCCGGATCTCTTGTTTTAAATAGTGGGGGACTTGCAATGAAAGCAATTTTCTTTTAGATAAAGTAGATAATGAACCACCCACTGGTTCCACTAGGAGAGGGTCGAGAAAGTTATATTTCCACGGCACTTCTGCCTTATTGAAATGAACCTCATCCTTGGTTGCAGATATGTCGGCCTTTCCTATAACCTTCTGCATCTTTAATCTTTTACCCTTATTAATCTTAGCTGTGAACATTCGAATAGGAACATTTGCTTCCCGAAATAATAAATGACCTAAACGTTCCGACACAAATTTGCCATTCACCTGTCGAAACCAGCTATTATAGAAAGCCTCTACTCTGCTGTTGGGGTGTACAATGCGTACCCCCTGACAAGCAAAATCCCCCATAAGATCAATAGCATTATGTATTATTCCTACTCTACGATATACAAATCGGGCATATGAAATGATATCTTTCGGCTTAATTGGTGCTGTTTGATCGGGCCGGAACCAGTCAAAGTCTGCGGATCTTAATCCTGGTCTACCATCAGAATATGATGTGACTCCGGCAAAATTTCTACGATAGTTAGCGGCGGCATATTCTGCCTCACCTAAAGCCTCACTGTAGGCCGCTATTGCTTTTCCTCGATCTTTTTCATTATCCCAACTAACATAAGCTGGTCCATCACCAATAACTCTACGGTTATCATCCTCACTTTTTGGATATCGTCTTTTACTCATAGTTTTTGCTTTTTAATATTACATAGAAAATCTTCAATACCTATTGTATCTACACCAATACCTATTAACTTCTACGGATAACTCCCACGCTTTTTGGAGAATAACCTACCCAATCAGCAGATCCAGTGAACATCGGTTTATTTGGATCAATTTTGGCAGCATCCTCAGCTTCCGCTAGACGACCAATAGATTGATACGCGGGAGGTGTTATTTCCCTCTCGATAGACCGGGCCAACATATTACCAATAACAAGGGCACTATATCTATCTTTTCTCATTCTACCCTTTTTACCAGTATTTAGTTTAATCTCAGGAGTATCAAATTTCTCCCGACCACTCGCGGTTCTACTCACAGTTATAGTTGATAGCTCCGTTCTAAGTTCTTCCACCTCCATAACTACATCCTCTAAAGTATCATATAATTTAAGGGCGGTACTGTTTCCGAGACGCTCCTGAAGTTTGGAGAACATTATCTTATCCTGCTCTGTTACTAGAGATAAGGAAATATTATCAAAACGGGGAAATAGAAGTACTTTATCTTCCATATCTTTTCTTAGGCCATGATTAGCTTGAGAGGTCCAATCGGCACTTGCGAACTGAATAAACTCCAATATATGGTCCCCTGCTAACACATCGGTATCTTGTTCTTTTTTATCATCAATTGCCGGTAGAATTAATCTCTCTCCCGACAGTACCTTATCTTTGTCTCGGAGCCCCTCTGCTATTGCATAACCTCCACCCTGAGAGTCAATGCCTATTCTAGCACAAGGAAATAACCTATAGAGATCTCTTATTTTTCTAACACAAAAACTATAATAGTCATCAGAATCTGTTAGTTGTAATCTCTTACGGTCTGCGAAATCCTTTTTATTTGTTGTCCAACTATACACACAGCGGTGATGCTCTGGATGTAGTTCTAAGATAATAATGGCGAAGTTGTCGTTCTCTGAGGCCGGATCAATACTAAATATATATTGCTTCCCCATTCTCCCTTTTGTCAACACATCAAAAGGTTCTGGACACCATGCGGGCCATCCTGGCTTGGCAACATTTTTATCAGAGGCTGTACAACCCTCTATTAAGGTTCTCTTAAAGAAACCTTGAGAGTCTTTTGCAAAACAATTATGGACTGTCGCATTTAAAGTAGAATATGAATTATCTTCTTCCACCTCAAGATTGTATACAAAATCATCATAATCTATAAGATCAGCGGATAAAATAGGACATACTGTCTTTTCTCCATCATTTATAAGATGTTGCTTTCTAGTACCTTTCAATAAAATCTTACCGTAAAACTCCGCCATAAAGTCCCTATAATTATTTCCAGTCAGAACTAACTTAAAGGTCTCTTCCCTACCTGTATCCATTAGAGAGGAGGAAATATTAAAGTATGATAAAACCAATCGAAACTGATTCAACATGGACTGATTAACACACTGAGCCACAGCCATCCCATCTCTAATATGGCCATCTCCATTCCAATATCCCTCAATAACCCCTCGGAGAAATTCCTCATTAGAGAATAAAATATCGTGCCTAATAAGCTTTGTGTGAGATAGCCCTGGACATATATATTTCATAATATCCGCGACCAGTCTACTATTAATGGATATTACTACTGTGTTTTTTTGTTGTATATATCTTTTTCCCTGAAAGCCAAAAACTCGATTTATAGCCTGTAAAAGCTGTTTTTGATATTCGGTATCTTTATGTTCGTCTAGAGCAAAACCTGTCTGTCTACCTCCTGCCCCTGTGCTACCCTCCGAGGCATAATAACCAATTATTAATCCAAAGTCATAATCTAGCTTAATATCCACAGGGATACGATGCTTAGGTATATTATCATTATTTTGAAGATAAGAGATAGAGGGCTGACTCACACCATACTCTTGAGCAAGTGCTACAGTAGTTTTTCCTGAGCTATTCTCTCGTATTTCTCGTTGCTGGTCTAGATTAAAATTAGACTTACTTCCCCGAGGATAGAAATATAACTTATTTTTAGTTTCCAGAATATCTGTTAGTATAGGTTCAGTATTTAGAATGGTCCTCCCGCTTAATTCATTTAAGTTTACCAAGCCAACATCTTTTGGTCCGTCGCCAATTGGTCTAAAACTATCTTCCCCACACCAAAAAGGATGATTGGGAGTTACTTCAATAGTCTGATTATATCCATATGTTTTGTATTTAACTATTTTATCTCTATACCTTCTATAAAGTTTTTTAGTTACTTTACGAAATCTACCCTTATGAGTTAACACCATGTCACCAATGTTAATATCAATTATCTTTTTTATTCCTGTATCTGTAGTTATGAGGGTATTAGATTTTACGCACGCGGCATATTCCATGAGATAGATACCACTATGCATTGTCGCCCGAGATCTTGACACTTGTTGATCATCCATAAAGCCTTCAGGAATAAGCTCATAAGGCATACGAATAACAGAGAATTGGTCCGCATTTAGATGTTGCATGTATTCCGGTAGCTCATCGGAAACGTCATCTTCATTTTCGGATACATCATCTCCCTGATATTTTCCACCAGCTATCATCTTTTTATATACCTTCCAGTACGAGGCATAAGGTTCAAAGTCATATCCTGCTGTTCCTGAAAGAATAGATTGGTTTTGATGACGACCTTTATAGGTTTCCTCCTGTTTATCAGACCATACTTTATCCTTCTTCATAGCCTTTCGTTTAGCTGCCTCCTTAACATTATCAGCTGGAGCCTTAGAAACAGAAGCAAAGCCAGCAACAACGGTTTCGTATATTTCTACAGGGATACTGTTAAATTCGTCGCAAATAATGATATGAGCACGTAAACCCCGGATCTTAGTATTATGTGAGAAGAACCCGTTGGCACAATATTCATGACTGTCAGGAATATGCACATCATATGTTGGAGCTTTACCATCTTCTATAGAGGTAACTTCATCATAATAAATATTGGGGTCGTTTAGGTCTTCAATGGTTTGAATAACAGGATTAGAATTTTTATATTTGCAACAAAAATCAGTAATAAAGCCCCTTGTAGCCTCCTTTCGTTTTACGATCTGACTAGCACTAATATGTGGCATTCCCCTACGTTTATTCTCTTTAGCTATCTCCGTCATCGTAGGAATCAACCCTGGTATAATATCTCCGGCTGAGATATCACGAATTTTATCCTGCATCCCAGCATTAAACACTTTTCTCTTGCGGGTAAGTCTAAAGTTGATTCGTTCATAAAATAGTCGTACATCCTTACCAGTAATTAATAGCTCATATACTCTATTCCAGTTTTCATCCCTATCTCTAAATGTTTTGTAGGAGATGATACCGAAATGGAGTAGAAGAAAATGTAACTGATCAACTAACTGTTCTGATGTGTTGGTAAAACCAACTGTGATTGCGGTTCCACCCTTCGCAGTCTGAACCTGGATATGGCCATCGGTATCATATAAAGCAGAAATACATGCTGCCACTACCTCTTTAGAAGAGGACAGAATAGGTTGGGGAATTGTTTTATCTTTAGCGTAACATCGATCCGGTAGTCCATATTTACTTAACCATTGAGCCTTGTCTCCCTTGCTATTCATATCCCAATGGACTATATCTTTAGCCTGCTTCCACTTTAGCCCCGTACCTTGGATTAGAGCTTCTGCTAATTCAATATCCTGAGTGGCAAAGCCTAAACGATATTCATGAGTCCAACATCCATCACCGATCATCAACCCCACGGCATAAGCTTCCTCCGGAGAAATATCTGATTGCCCCTCATGCCAACGTTCCGTCCTGTCGATAATAGGATGATCTCCGAGAGAGATTTCGTCGAACCTTCTCCATCCTATCGTTCTATTTTTTGAGTCATAAATCTTTATCTTATGATTCAATGTTCCTTCTATTGTATACCCCTTTTTTGTGGTGATTTTTTTAGTAGGTTGTACCCCATTACAATATGATTCATCTGATTCATTAAAACCCCCATTACCCCAAACATTTCTTTTTCTAGTAATTATTTCTTTATTAGGATTATCAAAATCATGCTCTATTGAAATAAAATCTATAGTATTATTATAGGTTAGTAAGCTAGTTTTAGTGAGACAGCCATCACCGAGCGGAATACCAATAGTCCAACTCTCATTAATTCTCATAGTAACACGATCTACATCACGACGAGGACCACTAGCATCATTGCAAAGGCTTCGAAATAGAGGGGCATCTCTCCACAATGTATCCATATATTCGAAAATAACCTTAGATTGACGAAAAGCTGCACCTACAAGCACAATTTTACAGCCGGGCTCCAACAGACATTTAAGCATAGAATAAACAGCAAGCAAATAAGATTTTCCATAGCCACGGCTCGCCACATACATAGGAAAAGCCCTCCCCCACATCTCCTGCAAAATAACACATTGCTCCGGTAATAGATCAATGTTTAAAAGATTCTTAACTGTCCAATAAACATATTTAGGATCACGCATTATACGTAAAATATGTAAATGATAATTTTCTTTTTGCCAGTCAGTTAAGTCCTGTAGAGGGTTCTGGATCTTGGCTTTAGCCAAGTCATCATTAGAAACCCTTAGATAGGCATGATCGTAATCTTCAACATCATAAGTATACTTCATAAGCCTTTTTCATTATTTTATAAGCTACCTGTTCCGCCTTCATAGCATCTCCGCAAGCTATCACAAAGATCCCATAGTCCTGGGCAGTATGAACAATTTTCTTAATCTTCTTAATGGGAATTTTAGGGGTTCCTGCTTCATGTATCATCTGTTTCCGTACTCTCTCTGGAACATTAGCAGACCACGGATAATTATCAATATCTTCCCATGTAAATTCAAATAAAAGATATGCATGTTTAAACTTAGACATACGTTCCATACAGGCCGCCCAACGTTTTTCAATACAGTTACGGGCAAACTCTTGTATTGTTTCCTTACGTTCAATACATAATATATCTTCTTCTAGACCTTGAATACTATAATCTCCGGTATCCAATTTCTTACGAAGAGTGCCAGCACAAAGCGTGTCTTCATCAAATGACCACCCTTTGGCTGACTTCTCTCTCGTATCTCTAATAACTGTGAACTTGGACTTTGGCATTCTCAGGAGTCCCTCTCATATCACACATATTATTTCTTAGCTCCGTCACAAGGATTTAGCTTCCCAACAAGAAAACTATATTTTTTTGAATCCTTACTACGAACCTTTTTACTGGTAGTAGGAGCATGTTCAGGATTTATCTTGTCTATGAACGATAGGGAGGGTACAGGAACACTTTTGTCAAGAGCCCAGAGTACATTATGTTTTCTTGCATATTTATACATACGTCTCACAGGAACTACTAGATTAAAGGTCTCTCCGGCACCACGAACTAACATACCCATATATTTACCTTGAGCGGTAAATACTCCACCCCCAGATGATCCAGGAAAGGCTGGGCAGGAAGTCTGATCAAACAAAGTTCCGGCACCATTTCCTAGTTGAAGGACACGACCTGTTTGAGATACATTACCACGAGTCATAGAGTTAGATCCTGCCTGACCTAGTAGAGAGCCAACATGAATTAAATTAGTTCCAACAGCACATACATGATCGGGCTCAAAAACGGCATTAGAAATAGTAAAATTAGGCTTTCGCACCATTAATAGTGCTAGGTCATGCCCATGTTCTGAGTCAGAATATAAAACAACCTTAGCATCCATCACATGTTCACCAACTTTACGCCCGTCAACTTGATCCTCTTTAAGAATCTGTACATCTCTAAATTCCACTAGAACTTTCGGACTACCATTAGGACCAATTATGGTGCGGGTTGATCTTAGTCCGTCCACAACATGTGCGGCGGTCCATACAAAATTAATATTAACCATCTTTCCTTTACTTTTTACCATGCGTGAAATAAGGACCCCAGAACCCTGTGATCCACCAGCACGAATCGTAACACTAATGTCCTGTAAATGTTGAGCTACCTTCGTTGCCTTATGTTCTTCAGCAGAAGCTACTGATGCTACCATAAGAAGGGCTACCGCTACCATATTAATTGCAAACCGTTTCATGAATAAATTTCTCCTTAACTGACCCATGTTAATCCTTCTTTTTTTTATACCTTTTAAGTTTGGTTAACATCTGCCATTCTAATAGTTTTAGAAAAAAGGCTTCGTAATCGGCCTCTCTCCCTTTTATTGAATTATGACATCTCCAACATAGAGTAATGCCATTTGCACTAGTATATCGTAAACTTGGGAACTTAGACCAAGTTTTGATATGATGAACTTCTAAACGATGCTTAGAGCCGCAGTTAGGCCACTGACAGCAATATTCATCCCTCTCCTTTACATCTTTTCTCCATTGAGAATATATAGGACTTTTATAGTCCCGTGACACAGCCCCAGGATTACGTCGTGGATACCGCCGTCTGTCTATCCGTCGAGTACGTCGGGGTCTTTTTTTGCGAGCCATTTATATCACTCCGAACCATTCTTCGTACTAAATCTTTAAACGATACCTTGGGTTCCCAACCTAATATATTTTTAGCTTTGTCGGGTATTCCTCTTAAGAAATCAACCTCTGATGGACGATAAAAGGCAGGGTCGGTCATAATATAAGGTTCAAAATCAGTTACATTAATTTCATTAAATGCTGCCGTTAAAAATTCTCTAACAGTATGTGTTTCTCCCGACGCTATAACATAATCATCTGGATCATCTTGCTGCATCATAAGCCACATAGCATAAACATAGTCTTCTGCATGACCCCAGTCTCTAAATGAATCTAAGTTCCCTAGTCTTAGTTTGGCAAAAGGTAGTTGATTGTGATCTGTAGAAATAATATTATCGATATCGTTTCTAGTCCGCTCTTTATCGATTAAGAGTCTCTGTTTCCAATGATAAAAATCAGCCATCCACATAGTAATCTTACGGGTTACAAACTTTTCTCCTCGTCTCTCACTACCATGATTGAATAAAATTCCCGCACTAGCATGTAATCCATATCCATCACGATAAATCCGTACTAGATCATGAGCGGCAAGTTTAGCACAGGCATAAGGAGATTGAGGGGCAAAAGGGGTGTTTTCATCTTGATACTTAAAAGCTGTTTGTGGTGCTCTAGTAAAATTCTTACCAAATAACTCACTTGTTGAAGCCTGATAAAATCGACTATGACTGCTATACTTACGTATAGCCTCTAACATATTAAGTGGTCCTTTGGCACAAACATCAAATGTATATGAGGGTTGAGCAAAAGAGGTTTGTACATGAGACATAGCGGCAAGATTGTAAATTTCATCCGCTTGTACACTCTCAACAATAGAATACACCGAAAGTGGGTCACTTATCTCCCCTTCCACTAAACTCATATTGCGGTGATTGATTAAGTTATTCAGTCTCCCCAGATTACAAACACTACTCCGACGTACCATCCCTATTACTTCATAGTTCTTTTTTAACAGTAGTTCGGCTAAGTAGGAACCGTCTTGACCCGAGGTTCCTGTAATTAATGCCTTTTTCATCATCCAATTCCCTTTTTTAAATTATCGATAGCCCACAAAGGCTGAAGATTAGTATAATGGAAACACTTACTCTGTTCTTCAGGTTTAGTTAAATCAAAATCATTACAAGGCACTATATGATCTATATGCCACTCACCATAATTATCCCAGCTCATACCAGAAGTAAATTGACCTTCAAGATGTTCTTTTAAATAAATAGGATCACAACCTATTAAGGCCAATGTTGCCTTTGATTTATTAATGCCTGCTAGTACGGCCCTGGTTCGTCGCCTTAAGTTTTCTACAATTCTACATTCAGGACGGGTATTCAATCGTACCATTCTTTTAGCTTGACTACAAACCTTACATGCTGATTCCCGACCATCCTTCTTTGTATGACAGGCAAAAAACTCCGTAAGACCCTTGTTTATTTTACATACAGTACAATTTTTACTCCCTTCAGATAAAGGCTTAAACCATCTCTCACGTAGAGATTTAGCATTACATGCTTTACAAGGATAGGCATATCCCCGCTTTCTATTTTTTCTGGGTGAAAAGTTAGATTTATCAAAAGACATTTTACATCTACAGCATTTTAACATTATTATGCCACTCCTA